GATGGCTTTAGATGCTTTCCATAATGTTTTAAGAATATGGAAACTTGGCGACCATAAAGAAGGTATTCTACCAAGTCCCGCTGTTGCAAATAAATTATCGAATCTATTAGATAATAATAGTTCTGGTGGACCATTAGACTTAATTTGGGATTCGATGTTAGCATACGAAGATCATTATCCTCCGATTGATAAATTAACATCTCTCGCGGAAGATAACAACAATATTTATATAGCTTTTGGTTTTCCTGAAGAATTATTGGGCGGTATTACTAAAAGCATGACCGGTAATAACCCGGCAATTCGCACAAAATCTTTATTAACCAAGCTTTCTATAGTAAGAGACAGAATCTTGGAATGGCTTAATTTTGAAATCAATATTATACATAACAATATGGGATTTGCTAAAAAACCACTAGTTCATTTTAGTATTCCTAATTTTACTGATGATAACGTTTTTATCAAAGTATTAATGGATTTAGCAGATAGAAACATTATATCCGAAGATAAAGTTATTGAATTCATTGGTGAAAATCCATATCTCGAAAGATTAAGAATCAACACACAAGAAGATATGAGAGATAAAGATCAGTTACCACAAAAAGCTAGTCCTTATCATAATCCTGACTTAAAATATCAACAAGAGCATGAATTAAAAGTTCAAAAGATGTCTAGTAATGAAGGTATGAATTCTAATAATCTATCTATTAAAGATTCTTACAATCAAAGACCGGGTAGGCCCGCTGGTTCAAAAGATAAAGAACCTAGAAAACGAAAAGCGTCTGAGATTATAGCCGCTAAGAATCTATATAATCAAATAGAGAATGATTTGACAGAAAGAGTTGTTCAATATTACAAAGTAAATAATGTCAAAAAACTAACCCAAGAACAAAAAAATCAGCTAGAAGATTTAGTTGATCATAGTTTTGCTACCGCTTCTTTATCAGAAGAATATGATATTGAAAAAATTATAAGTAATATTAATTATAATAATTATAATAATTATAACGCAAAATATAGAGAACTTTTATCTGATTTAAAAACCGATAAAATAACCAAAGAAGATAAAGATACTCTTAAGATTGAAGCATATCTAGAATGCCAAAGTGTATAATTTTTAATAATGAACAACGATTTATTGGAAATTATTAAATCTAGCCAAATTACTATAGAATCTATAGATACGGTTTATCGTAATAATTTACGAGCATCAGTTGAAAAAATTAAACCGTCTTTTGTGGATTTAGGTTCTACTTGGATACCGGCAATTATGGTATCTACTAACTGGAATGCTAACGACGATGTTTTTTCTCCTGAAGAAACTCTTAAAGCAGCCGCAACAGTATTAAACAAACCGGTTAATTGGCAACATAAGGGCGAAGAAGAAGATAACGAAACTATAGGCGTTATTACTAGTTATTGCGTTTTAGATGAAAATTATCTTCCGGTTGAAGATGCAAAACCAAGAAATAAATATCATATTTTGGTAGGTATGTTAATTTGGGATAAATATTTCCCATCTTATGCCGAAAAAATAGCGGAACAAATAGAAGAAAACATTCTTTTTGTATCAATGGAATGTCTAAGTCAGGATTATGGTTACGCTTTGCGAAAAACCACTTCCGATAATATTACTTTGATAAATAAAGATCAATCCACCATCGCTCTAGATAAAATATTAAGAAAAAATAAAGGCACAGGAAAGATCAAATTAGATGGTCAAGAATATTTTGTAGGCAAATGGTTAAAAAATATTGTATTTAGCGGAATAGGCTTTGTAAATAAGCCCGCCAATAAAGAATCAATCATAATTCCCGAAGTAATGTCTAAAAATTCGGATTTTGAAAACACAGATAATAGTGATCTTTTTAAACTAGTTGCTAAAAATAGTGTATTAAATGATATAGACAAATCAAAGGTAGAAAATATGTCAGAACAAAATACTGCAAAAAACGATATGGTCAAATGTGAACAGCTAGAAGCACAGATTGCTGAACTTGCTACCGCCAAAACTAATGCCGAAAAAGCATTAGCGGATGCACAAGCTTCATTAAAAGCCATGCAAGATACTTATGCTGCCGAAAAAGCAGAAGCTGAAAAGCAAATGGCTAAAATGAAAGAAGATAAAGAAATGGCCGAAAAGCAATTAGCTGAAGCCGTAACTTCCGCTAAAGAACTAGCCGGTTCTTATGAAAAAGCCAAAGCTGAAATTCTTGATTACAAAGCTGTTGCTCGACTAAATGAGATGAAATCATTTGGTGCCGTCGATGGTAAAGATGATGCTAAATCATTAGAACTATTCAAAGCAATGAGTGATGATGCTTATAATGCAGCCAAAACTGTTGCTGTTACCATGTTCAAAAAAGCTACCGAATCAACCGTAACCAGCAATCCTAAATCCACAGAACAAGGCGTAACTTCTTTTACTCAGTCAACCAAAGCTGCAGAAGAACTAGAAAAAGTAGAAGCTTCAGCAGAATCTAATGTTACTTTAGAAACCGCTTCAACTAAAGTTTCTGTTAAAAACGAAGCAATTGAAAAATTTGTTAGCAATATCCTAAAACTAAAAGCTTAAATTAGTGTATAAAAATAAGAGGTAATTACAAATGGCACTTAAACCAGATATGAATGTTAGAAGTTGGGAAACCGAATTTTTCCTAAACCAAACCGCCGCTCGTGGTACTTTCCTTGTCGCTACTACCGGTACTCCCGGCTCAGGTGCCGCAATGGACAGTTTCAATCAATTAGCAGATGTTGCTGTTAATCCTTCAGGACGATATCCTCTAGGCGTACTAAACAACGAATTTGTTAACGTCGATTTGACTCGTACTCGTCTACTCTCTGAAAGACTCGAAGTACAGGTTGGTAATAGAGCTTCTATTATTCGTGTCGGTGAAATCACCACTAACTCAATCGTTCCTAACACTGCCGCCGCAGTTACAATTGGTCAACCAGCATACTTAGGTGCTAGCGGATTAATCAGTTCTGTTCAGGCTCAGGGTGCCCCTGCAGTAGGTCAATTCCGTTCTCGTCCCGATGAGGATGGTTATGTTAAAGTTCGTATTGATTTTTAATAGATAAAAAGAAAGTATAAAGGGTAAAAAAATGCCATTTGAAACTAGTCAAGAAGAAAAACTACAGATCAAATCCATTCTTAATAAATGGGGATCAAACAACCCTGTAGAATCCGCTACAGCCGGTGTCGAATTAACCAAAGCTATCGAACAGCCTATTCGTAAGTCCGTATTAGTCGGCGATATTATAGGCGATATCTTTACCGTTGAAGATTATACCGATGGTTCTCCGGTTAAATATTCAACCGATCTAGTAAGACCCGGAACCGAAAAAGAATTCTACGCTTTTACTCTTCCTGATCACGGTGGTATCCCAACCAAACTAGTAACCTCAGATAGCATCATTGAAATACCTACCTATATGATAGGTAACTCAATTGGTTGCACTCGTAAATATCTCCGAGACGCAAACTGGAATGTTCTAGCCAGAATGGTAGAAGTTCTTGAAGCCGGTTTCAAAAAGAAAATCAACGATGACGGTTTTAATACCATCATATCAGCCGGTGTTTCTCGTAACATTCTCGTTTTTGATCCTGACGCAGCCGCAGGTCAATTCACTCCTCGCCTAGTTACCCTCTTAAAGACTGTTATGCGTCGAAATGGCGGCGGTAACTCAACATCTGTTAATCGTGGTAAACTAACTCACTTGTACCTATCACCAGAAGCCTTAGATGATATTCGTTCTTGGAATTTAAACTTAATTCCTGATCAAGTCCGCACCAACATCTATTACACTGATGATAACGGTCGTGAAATGACCAAAATCTACAATGTTGAACTAAGAGATTTGGATGAACTAGGTGTAGGTCAAGAATACCAGCTCTACTACACCAGCACTTTAGGCAAATCACTAGCCTCAGCCGACGTAGAACTAGCAATTGGTTTAGATAAGAGCAAAAATAACAGCTTTATCATGCCAATTCGTGAAAACATGCAGGTCTTTGAAGATAATACAAAACATCGTCAGGGCTTGAATGAAATCTATGCTTGGATGGAACTTGGTTTTGCTCAGTTAGATTCTCGTACTACCCTCTTAGGTAGCTTCTAAAGCAACATTCATAACACTTATCGAAAACCGGATTAACGTCCGGTTTTTTGTTTTTTAATAAAGTGTATAAATTAGTATGTATACTAAGATTTCCACAAATAGTCCGGTTAATAATAACGGGTTTTCTTTTTTAGTTGGTGGACATGGTTCGGGTACACAAGGAAGCTGGAATCAACAGCCTTTTGCCTCTAATACTGATTTAACTAATTATTCGTTAAGTACTAATTATTATAGAGGTTCCATTAATTTAGGTTCTGGCGTAGTTGTAGATAGCAATGGAACCTTTTTATACGACGCGGTAGCTAATGGTTCCGGTATTTTACAAGATGTATTATTAGTAAATAGAGGAACTCAAACTTTCTTTTATGCGGTAAATGATAGTGGTACGATTAATATTAGTCGTGGTACGCCAATTGGCTCAGGTGAATCTGTCTTGTTAGATAATTCATTAGTTCGTTCTGTTTGGGCGGTTTGTAATAACGGACAAAATACTACAGTATCCATGTCGGCTGTTCGCGGTTTTAATCCCAAAACAATATAAGGATTTATAAATGTCTTGGACTACTGTTTTATCTAATCAATTAAAATATGTATTAGATGATACTAATAATGATGATTATGATAATATTCGATTATCTAAATTTATAGCTATTGCCGCTACAATTGTTTTTTCTGATTTAAATTTAATAAATTTTACCGTTGATACCGAAGAACCTTCTATTGTGCCCGATCCTACTACGGAAAAATTTGCACCTTTATTAGTTTTAAAAGCAGCCGAACTTGTTATTCGTCAAGAATATAAAAAGATGTCTAGACAGGCCGGTATTAAAATAACAGACGATAGATCGTCTATAGATGGATCAAATTACCTTAATGCTCTAAAAGAGCTAATGAACGGTTATAAAAAACAATATGAAGATGCTAAAAAGTCGTATCAATTAGGTGCCGGTAATATTGGTCAAGCTATTCTTGGTCCTTATACTCCATAATATGACATTTATACCAAATGAAACATTTAGTTTATACAATGATTTAAGTCAGGTTTTCATAGATGAATTAGGAAAAACCGTCACTATCTATTTCATTTCTGGTCAATCGGCAACATCTAGCACTCAATTAAATGGTATGAATGACGTAGATGTTTTTGGTAATCCGTCTAATATTACCGATTTTGCGGGCGGAAATAACAAAAGCGAACCAAGCGAAAATACAAAAGAAAACGTCTCTACTTCTACTATAAAAGCAAGAATTTATCAATTAGATTCAAATAATTTTTACAGAAGTACGAATATTAGATTATTAGGCTCTGGTCGCGGATTTAAAATGATTTCTTACAAATCCGATCTTCCAAAACTAATGCAGGCCGCTTATATAGAAGTAGAATCTACGGATAACGCTCTAATTAAAAATCGTGCGGTATTAGCTAAAGAATTTGCTCCTTATGGGTTGGGCGATAAAACAAAATATGTTTGTTCTTATTGGAAAATAATCTAATGTCTAATGTTCGGATACAAATTAAAAATTTATCTAAAGTCAAAAAATTACTTTTTGATTATGTTAAATTTTCCGAACTACCAAAGATAAGTAAAAAAGTAAGAGACGCTATGAGGATAAGAATACAGCCTATTATAGAAAGAGCTGTTCGTAGTAATGAAGTATGGAAAGGTTTAAGAGGCGATTATCCCGGCGATACGGACAGAGATATTGCTGCTATTGTTGGTCTTTCAAATAATGACGCAGAAGAAATAGCCGAATGGATAATAGATATTATTGTTAAATCTATTGTTGTTCAGCGTGCCCGAGAAGGCGATAATACGTTAAGTATTACATATGATCCCGACAAAATATCTAAAGAATTACTATCTGACGAAAGATCGTTTTATTCTTCAAATGAAAACATTATACCTTGGCTAAAATGGTTATTAACAGGTGAGGGATCGGTTAGTGGTGCTTTTATTAGTTTTGATGTAGAAGGTTTGGTTTCTGGCGTATCACGGTCAGAACGTGCTTTTATGATTAAAGCACCGGGAAGAAGCTGGTCTTTAAATGAACATTCATTCGATAAAACACCTAATTTTCTAGTACAAGCATTATCAAATAAAAAGATTCAAAAAGAAATTAATGATGCGGTCTTTGAGGAATTTAATAAAGCTATAAAAGAGTATAATAAATCATGAGTAATCTGGATTTTCTAAATTCATACGGTCAATACAGTATGGAGGATCAAATTGTCCAGAACATTGTCTCTTTTATTGATTATGGACTTTTAGAGCTTGGTGCTTATTATAATATTTATAAAGGACAAACGGATTATTTAAATAATAATATTTCTAGATACCGAAACGTAGTTCAACCCGGAATAACTGAAGGATTAGTTTGGGAAGGTTTAAAACATAACGTTATATGGGAAACGGGAATAAATTTAAAAGCGTCTGGTCTAAATAATCCAATAGGAATCTCCGGTATTTATGTCAATGATACGTTTTATCCAAATGGTAGTACAAGTATAGGAAACGGCTATTATTTAGATTATTCTTTAAATCGCATAGTATTTAATAGTAAAATACCAAATACATCTAAAGTAGAAGTAGAACATTCTTTGCGGCATGTTAATGTTTATGCAACTGATACTAATTTTTATCGTGATGCCATAGCCTTTTATAATGACAGAAATAATTTTTACGTTAAAGGCTCGGGCATAGACAATACGAATCCTAAAAACCGAGTTTATTTACCTTCTATATTTATTTATCTAAAAGATTATAGTTCAGATGGCTTTGAAATAGGTTCTAGAGGAAAAGTAGTACAAGCCGATATTGAATTTGATATTTTTACACAAAGTACCCAAGATCGTAAGAGACTAACCGATTTATGCTATTGGTTAGAAGAAAAAAGTATTGGTACTTATAACATTAATAATAGTCCAAAACCTTTGACAATAAGTGGAACTTTAAATTCTAACAGATTAGAGTATCCTCAATTAGTTAGTCAATATTATTATAAAAACGCTCGATTTTCTGAAAATTTTTCAATAACCAAGAACACAAACGTTTCATTACCTATACAAAATGTAACGGTAAAAGGGACTTTTGAAATTCCTTTATATCCATAAAGTGTATAATATTTGGATTAGAGGTAAAATAAATTATGCCAAACAATTTTCGTATTTATTATCCTATCCACTCTTTAGCTTTTGCTAAACATGGTATAGATTATAGTACTCAGCCAACCGGTTACATTGCAGCTCACGGTTTACAGTCAATCGGTCAAAATACTTCATTCAATCTAGAGCAGGTTTTCGAGTTAGGTCAGATTGAAATCTATGATAACGTAGAAAATATTCCTAATATCGAATTAACCGCTCAGAAAGTAATTGACGGTTATCCTCTTTTACAGCACTTAGCATCTCAGCAGCCCAACGGAGTTAGTTCATTAAACGGACGTTATAATTCTTCTCGTGCAAACGTTATTGCCGCAATTTATAACGAAACTCAAAACGCTGCAAGCGGTACTCCTTTGTCAATCGTATTTATGAGCGGTATGTATCTTTCCGCTATTAACTTTAGTTTCCCTGTACAGGGCAATTCTACCGAATCAATTACTTTAGTAGGTAATAATCGCGTTTGGAATACCGGTACACTTCCAACTGGTCTTTATACTACCGGAAGTCGTTTTACAAATACAGATGCTCCTATTGCTACCGGCGGCACTCAAAGACGCCAAAATGTTAACATGACCCTTTCACGTTGGCCTACAGACATTCCCGGTATCAGTACAAGCGGTACAAACAACTATGTCAACGGTCAATATTCGGCACATATTCAAAACGTTACCGTTTCTTGCAATCTTGGCCGAAGCGAATTGTTTGAATTAGGCCGTCGTGGTCCTTACTATCGTTTCGCAAACTTCCCTGTAGAAGTAACTTGTTCTATCGAAGTTACGCCAACAGATGCTGGTGATACCGTTAATGCTTACGAAGATACTCTAAATCTTACCAATGAAACTATTAAGGTTGTACTTGATTGTGGAATTACAGTAGATTTAGGCACCAAGAATAAGCTATCTACCGTATCACAAAACGGTGGTGATGCTACCGGTGGTAACATGACTCTATCTTATAACTACAGTAACTTTAACTCGTTAACCGTTACCTATACAGGCTTTGATTTCCTAAGCTAATTGAATAACGAAAATATACATCAAGTTTGTAACAGAATAATTACCGGCTATCAGCCGGTAGTTTTTTTTGATAAACTCTACGTCGTAAAAGACCCTATTCCGGAACATCATTATTTGGCAGATGTTTTTTGTAAAGATATTTATGATGATTTTTTACAAGAGGGGTTTTTAACGCAAGAAGAATCTATTCAAATCTTAATAGATCGTGGCTTATGGTCTAACGATAACGATAAACAAATTGATTTTTTAGTGAAAGATTTTTCTAATATCCTAAAGAATATTAAAGACTGTCAATTTCGCAGTAACGAAAAGAAACGATGGGAAGAACTTGCGAAAGCTAATAGAAAAAAAATAGAACAACTTTCATCGTCTAAAAATCTAATATTAAGCCAAACAATAGAATATTTTATAAAATTAGAAAAATATAAATATTTATTGTTTTTAAATACTTATCATAATAATGAAAGAGTATGGAATGATGTTGATGTTTTTTATAATCAACAAAATGAAAAACTGATTAATTTTTTACTCAAAAATACATATTTAGCTTTTGATATAGATAATAAAATTATAAGAAAAATAGCCCGCAATGATCCTTGGAGAATTATATGGCGAGCTTCAAATAAAACCGGTAGTTTATTTAAACATTCTGCGTCAGAAATGACGGAGTACCAAAGAGAATTGGTTACTTGGTCTATTTTGTACGATAGTGTTTATGAAAATATGGATTGTCCGGACGATTCTATTATTGATAATGATGATTTATTAGATGCTTGGTTTTTAGAGCAACAAGAGAAAAGAAAATCCGAGAAAAAAGATAAATTGAATATAGAGAATGAAAAGATAAATAACTCTAAAGAGGTTGGTATTGTAGTAGATTCTCCCGAAGATGCTCAAAAAGTGTATAAATTAAATGACCAACTAGGACGACAAAAAATTAAGGAACGCGAAAATACATTGTATAAAAAGGGAAGCGTAAAGGAAACCGATTTGCCGGATGTCAAACGCGATATTAAAATGATGATGAATAATCAAGGGAAAAAATAATGGAAAATAAACCATTAGTTCGTACAAAAATCATAGATGTTGAAAAAGAGCTTTCGGAAATTGCCAGTAAAAGAATTAGGACATCTTTTATATACGCGGTGGCAGAACTAGAAGAGATGTTTGGGGATTTGTGGGGTGAAATGAAAGACGAAAACGAAGAATTAACGCCAGAAGAAGAAAAATGGTATAATAAATTTATGGAATGGCGTAAAAATATACTAGATAATGGTAATAATCAAATTAGACTCGTAAAATCAGAAATTAAAAGGATAGTAAGATGAAAAATGAATTTAAAAGCAAATGGAATGATAAAGAAGTAACTTTATACACCCACGAAATCACGCCTAAAATGCGTAGAGACTCGGAAAAATGGGTCAATAAAGCGTTTCAAGAAGCATTAGATAACGGTGCTTTGCTAACCGCACAAGTTAATAAGTTGCTTGAAGATCGTCTATCATTAGAAGATGATATTAAAGAAATTAATGATCTGCGTGAAAAATTAAAAGCAAAAGAAACCGTGCTATTGTCTGGTCGAGAAGTCCAAAGAAAATTGACCAAAGTTGAAGGTCGCTCTGTTGCTTTAGAAATACTAAAACTTCGCAATCAAATAGAAAGTCTATCTGGTAATCGTGATAGTCTTTACAATCGAACCGCCGAAAGTATTTCGGAAGGCGAGCGTTTTAATTATCTCATTTTTGCTACTTGCTTTGATGTTAATACCAATAGAACCTTTTTTAAATCTTACGAGGATTATTTAGATAATACCGATACAGATTTAGTAAATGATGTAAAACGCAACTTTCTAAAAGCTCAGTTTAATCATACCGTTAACGAATCAGAAAATTGCGAAATTAAATTTTTGAAAAAATACAATTTTATTGATGAAAAGAGTAGATTAATTGATTCTAAAGGCCGTTTATGCGATGAGGATTTTAGACTTGTCGATGAATCCGGTCGTTATATCAATGAAAATGGCGAATTAGTAAATATTTACGGTCAAAGAGTAGATGATTTAGGAAATCTATTGATTGAGGCCGATCCTGAAGCCTATAAAGACTAACTAAAATAATAGTATTGTGTATAATAACCCTATAGAGATATAGGGTTTTTATTCTTTTAATAGGGTAGGATTTTGGCTAATAAAATTGATCTAGTTTCTGAATTAAGTAGAATTGATATTAATCAATCCGCTATCGCTGCTTTTCAAAGTAAATTGCAAAGAAGCGTAGAATCCGCATTAAAAAATGTTGATTTAACCAAATTAGACGCTAGCAATAAACAATTAGTTGGTGTTTTAAATCAGCTCTTGGGTGCTTTTAGACAATTTCCTAATGAAATTAATAGAATTAAACAGGCCACATCTGCCGTAACAGCTTCTTTAGACCCAAAAAGCGGTCGATATAGAGATTCTGGAGGAAGATTTGTAGCTAGTGATATCGCACAACAAGGTATTGGTCAAAAAGCCGTCGAAGTAGCTAAGAAAATTAATCAAGAAGAAACTAAAAGACAGTCTTTACAAAAAGAGGTTTTATCTTCTTTAAAAAATGAACTTAGTGAAACCGAAAAGTTAATTTCGGCTTCTCAAAGAGTTAAAAATAATTCTAACGAATTTAATGCGGCGTTACAACGTCGTCTCACTTTATTAAAACAAATTACCGAGCTAGAAGGCAAATCGGTAGGACTTCAAAGACTAAAAGGCATATCAGGCGTATCTAGTAATGCTAATTTCGATCCGCTTCGTCAGCAAAACGCTTATTTGTCTTTAACTCAGCAACAGGCTGATAAAATTAATCAATTCTCTATTCAAAATGCTAAAAGTGCCGCTCGTAAGTATGCACAGGAATTAGAGACTCAATTAAAATCCGCCAAATTACAAGGTAACGATCCTCTATCTGATTCGTTACAGCGTCGATTAGATCGTATACGAGGAATACAATCCGCACTTCAAGACCCCACAAGACGTTTTAGCGAAAGACAATTAGGCAATATAACCGACTTTTCTCGCGGCGGAAGATCGTCATTAATTGATCAAAAGATTAATAATTCTGTGCTGCAGGAGGCGGCGGTACAAACAGATAGAGTAGCTAGAGCAGCAGAAAAAGCATCTATTAATGCTCAAAAATTCGGCGATCAAATTGGTTTAGCCGTTAAGCGTTACGGTGCTTTCTTAGTTGGTACTGCGGGTTTCTTTACTGTTATTAATGCTTTTAGAACGGGAACGGAAGAAGCTTTAAAATTTGAAAAAGCACAAACTAGATTATCTCAGATTTTAGCTGTACCGCGAAATGATGTTTCCGCAATTACTGGTGCCGCTAGACAGCAATCTTTATCTACCGGTACATCGACTACTGAAATTCTACAAGGTGTTGATATCTTAGCACAGGCCGGTTTCCAAAAAGTAGATCAATTAACTTTTGCTGCCGAAAAATTGTCTAAGGTTCCATTAACCGCCACTTTTGACGGAATAGATAAAACTGCCGATGGATTAATTGCTGTACTTAGACAGTTTAATTTTGAATTAAATGATACCGGTGAAATTTTTGACAAAGTAAACCGTGTAGCTGCTGATTACGCTGTTGAAGTTAAAGATATTTTTGATGGTGTTAAACGTGGTGGTGCAGTATTTGTAGAAGCCGGTGGTGATTTTGACGACTTCTTGAAATACTTTACTTTGCTACGCGATCGTTCTCGTGAATCTTCAGAAACCATTGGTAGCTTCTTTAAATCTATCGGGTTCCGTTTATTTAGACCGGAAAATGAACAGATTTTAAAGAATCTTGGTGTTTCGGGCAATACTATACAAGATCGTTTATCTGGAACAGCCGGAGCTTTTGAACGTCGTTTCGGAGATAATTTAAACGGTAATCCAGAAGCTATCCGGTTAGCACAGCAATTGGCTGGTGTTTATCAGGGTGGTCGATTTTTGAATTTACTATCAGCTATTACAGCAGATAGAGGTAAATTTGATAGAAGTATTGGTCAATCACAGGGTTCTTTTGAATCTGAGGCATCAAAAAGAATAGAAGATATAGGATCATCTTTTAAAAGACTTCAAGAAGCTATTAATAGTTTTATTGCTGAATTTACTAGTAATAATTCTTTACGAAGTTTATTTAAGTTTTTAGCTGATTCAGCAGAACAGATAAGTAAATTTGGTAGTGCTTTAGCTCCGGTTATAACGGTTTTAGCTGGTGTTGGTGCAGTTGCTGCGGTTCCAGTATTAGGTAGAGTTGGTCTTTCTGCTGCTAATCGTCTAGGTTTTGTAACTCGCGGATCGGCGGAACGCGAAGCCAAACAATTATTGCCCGATCAATTTATCAATGGACAATTAGATCAAGACCGAATTCTTTCTAGACAAAGATTAGAACAAGGAATATATAACGATTCATTTTTAGGACGAAGAACTGCTAGAAGCTTAGAGGCACAAAATAGAGGTTTTGGTCGATTCCGATCTTCTTTGTTTACAAATACCGGTTTAGGTGGCGGTTTACCATCTTTAAGAGGTGTAGCAAGAGGTGTTGGATTTGGAGCTAGCGTAGGTGGAATATTTGCTACACAAGCTTTAGATGCTTTTAGACAAAATGAAGGTGACGGAGATTTTGCTCAACAGCGTAACGCTATTCTTAGAAACCAAAAAATAGGAAATACTCAGGGTGTTTTAGGAAGTGCTTTTACTGGTGCGACCGTAGGAACTGCTATAGGCGGTCCAGTTGGCACCGCCGCTGGTCTTGTTATTGGATTAGCTGGTAGCGTTTTGACTCTTTCTAAAAATAGTCAAGAAGCAAAAGAAAAACTGGAAAATTTAAATCAGGCTGAAGCTAAAAGATTCAGAAAACAAGATTTAGATACTGTTCAAGACCCACTTCGTAATTTAAGAGCAGTGTCGTCTTTTAGAAACAGACTTGTCGATCCGGAATCACCAACCGGTGTTCGTATTCGTCCTAATAATGTTGGTAATGTTCTAAATCAAACTTTGTTGACTTTACAAAGTGGTGATAATAGAAAACTACTAGAAAAATTTGTAGAAGATCAAACATCTAGAGGCGTGTCACCAGACAGAATACGCGAAAGAATTAGCGATGCTTTTCAGGTTGGTGGAATAAAATCGGCCGCAGTAAAAGACCAAAATAATCTTAAAAAGAATGGCGAATTAGTTAGAGAAATTGTTAAAATCATTAATGATATAGTTAATGACTTTTCCAAAATAGATAATAAAGGAAATATTAAAAAGATACAAAGTACCTTTATTGATTTGGTGCAGTTTTTTAATACCGCTGTTACCGGTTTAGCTTCCGAATTATCTTTAAATACTAGTAAATTAACTCAAAGAAACGAATTAATAACATCTAGAATACCTTCCGCAAGAGGCGAATTTGGTAACGCCGAATTTAATTTAAGCGGACGCAATTTATTAAACGCGGTTTCTTCAAATTCTAGTTTGTTGGGCGGAACGGGTATCAATACCGGTGTTATACAAGTATATAAACAAATAGCTAATGGTATTGATTCAAATATATCAGAATTAGATAGTATATTATCAAATCCCGCAAATAGAGAAAGAGCGGGAAAAGCTGCTAGAGATTTTATTACTAATAGTTCTGAAAATAGAAATCCAATAAATGCCTTTGATCAAACTGGTATTGCTCGTATTGGTCAAATATTTAGCGAACTATCGGTTAAAACAGGTATATCTAGCGAAGAATTAATTCAATCTTTCAATAAAGCGGGAACTAAAGGTGTTTCAGATACCGCCAATCAAATACTTGCTGGTCCACTAGGAGAAATAGAAAATTCTATTCGTAGCGTCATTGATAGTTTTAATAAAATAGAAAATGCTAGTAATCAATTTAATCAAAAACTAATAGATTCTAGCAACAAAGTATTTGAATTTTCTAATCAAATAAATAATATTAAAACTACTGGCGGTTTATCTTCAATTAGTAATTTAACCGCTATTGGATCATTGAATAGTGGACAATCTTTAAGACAAACTCTAGGTGTTTTAGATCAATCTTTTAGAGCTAATAATGTTTCTACATCAGCAGCCGACTTTTCTAATAGAATAAATGCTAATAACGCGATTATCAATAGAACCGGAAGTAATTTATCAATACAAAATACTAGTCTAGCGGATCAAGAACGCATTAATAAAGCAATTAGAGATAACGCGGTTATTTATAACGATATCAACAAAGCTCTACAGTCATATACTAATCAATTAGATGTTTTATCACAAGGTACTTCTTTATTAATACAATCCTACCAACAACAACGAAGTGAATTAACCGCTTTTGGTAAAGAAAACTTTTCTTTTGCCTCAAATAA